CAATCTGGCCGGTAAAGCTGGAGTCGACCTGCAGCGTGCAGTTGGTCACCGCGTACTGACTCAACCCATACAGGCAGCTGACGGCCGAATCCTGAAAAACGATCTGATCGCCGGCAACCGGCGCCACACCCGTGCTCCAGTTGTCGTCATTGTCGAAGTGATTTGGACCGGTCGCCGCCGTGGTCGTTGTGTTGGTGATGTCGCCCGTGCTGGCCGTGGATGGCGTTGGCCAGGTGATTGTGAACGGTACGCCAGCCGTGTCGCCTTCCGTCACAACCTCGGTCGCCGTGTTGCTCGCGGTGACCTCGGTCAGCTCCGGCAACTCCTGCCCACCAAAATTGCGTGTCTCGGTGCCGACCAAGCTGTCTGTCTTTGATGTGGCGTTGATCGCAGCCGTGATGGCCTCGGCCACATCGGCAACTGTCGTCGCCGCGCCTACGGTGACCACCAGCCGGCTGCCGTTGATCTCGACATAGGCCTCGTCGCCCGCCGTCCACGTTCCACTCACGGTCGCGGTATCCACCTGCTGGATGCCGGCCGCCGTTCCTCGCCATACTTTCACTGCCATGGGTCACCTCAACTAAGCGAAACGGGTATCACTGCTGGACGTAGTCTGCCAGGCAGGGATACGTTCTGTGCTTGCAAGCCAAACGTGTAATTCCAGGTGGTCGTGTAAACGGTCACCTTTCCGCTCGTTCCTTCGATGCGGATACCGGCGGTTGTTTTGGCCACATCCTTCGCGACCAAGGTAGCCACACTCGTCGTGTCCAGGATAAATGCCGGCGGCACAGGCCACCCGCCGTATGCCGAGCACTGGCCCGACTGGTTGACGAACGTGGGCGAGGCCTGAGCCACGCGCTGTCGGATAGGCAACGTGTTGATCGTCGTCACAAGTACATCGATCGGAAAGCCACCGCTAACCGCGATGGTTTCTTCCCAGTTGATAACCCCGCCACTAAGCAGGCTGCCCGTCTGCACCACCGCTTCGATCTGGATGAAGTAGTTGCGGAATGTCGAATACTCGGCTCCGAGTGGATTCGGATAACTCGGCGGCACTGTGACCTGAATACCCGAGACCGTGTTCGAATCATCCAAGACATGTGCTGTCGCCGCCCCGGTGTTGGCAAACTCCAGGGCGACTCGACTAACCTTGGACGCGTACGCGGCCTCCAGGTTCTTGATTTGAGTTGTCAGCCCTGCCTGGGTATCCGACTCCAAACGACCGCTGATATCCCACACCTGACGAATGGCCCATATCTCGCCCTCGTCATTCAGAAGGCCCTCTTTGCTTATCGAAACGGCAGCCTCCGAGTCGGGGTGAGTGTAGCTTCCGTACTTAAGTCTCAGCTGGGACATTGATCACTCCTGCGGTTCCTTCACTGCGTTGAGCTGTTGTGCCCGTCGCTGACCAACTTGGTTCGCCTCGTCTCCGGTACTTTTCTCGATGGCCTGTATGGTTCTTGCGACAAACTGTTCGAATGTGTCGTTGAGCTTCTTGGTCCCGGCAGCAAAGTTTTTCATGAACTCCTCTAGGGCCGTCTCCGCATCCTTGACTGCCTGCCTCGCGCCGCCGACAGCCTTGGGGAATCCCGTTATGCGGAGTGCTTCTGCGATGCCCGGCTGCTGCTGATACATCCTTTCGAATCGCTCCACCATCTCGGGCGAGCCGCCCGTGATCATGGCTCCCAGCGCACCTCTCAGCATGTCTGCACGAGGAGGTCGGCCACTCGCCAAGGCTCGCCGATACTCTTGAGTCGCCTGTTTGACCTCGAACGGCGCGTAGCCTGCCAAGGTGAACGTGAGACTCGCCTGCATGCCCTGAATACGTTGCAGGTTTTCTTGCGCTTGATTGAGGATTTGCTGACGTTCATTGACGCCGGCTGTAAATGCCGACTGCCTCTGATTCATCATGCCTTGGAACTGAGGAATCATGAATCGCCCCAGCTCGGCCTGCTGTGTCCAGGTCTCTGCTATCTGGCCTCGCACATCCGCCAAGTTGGCCTGCTGCTCGGCAGCTCTTTGCTGCATCTCCCGCATTCGGTCGCTAATGACTCGCGGCTGGTTGCGGTAATAAGCCCTCAGCGCCGGTGGCGTGTACCCTGCACCGAACCCGGCACCAGTAGTTACCAAGCCCGCCATCCGCTGGCTTTCCGTCAATCGCATGGGTTGGACATTGCTTCTGCCTCCACCGCCGAGCTGACCAACCAGTTCCTCCTCCTGGGCCATTAGGTCAGCCCGCTTGCTCCCGAGTGCCTTGTACTGGGTTCGCAGCGTCGACCAGTGCTCCGAGAACGGGATAATGCCCATCGCAAAGCGAACCTGGCTGCCGTATGCTGCAGCCGAATACTTCGCGGCGAAGTCCGCTCTCAAGAAGTCCCGAGCCGTCTGCCCTATCTGCTGATTCGTTTGCCTCCGCTGCTGCATTTGCTCACGGACCGAGAAGTAGTCCTGCATGTAGACCCCCATCTCGCGACGGCCTACACCAAAGTTTCCCGTGCCTGTGAACGTCTGACTGAGCAACTGACCAAAGAAGTCCATGCCGCCAGCTCGGCCGGCTCGATCACCAAGAGCCCATAAGCTGCTCTGCCCTCGATTCATCAACCGGTCAAGGAGGTAGGTTCCGGCAAGACCGCCGGCAAGACCGAGGCCAGCTAATCCGGCCCCCTTGACCAACGGAATGCCATACTTGGATTGGGCCTCCTGCATCATCCAGGTGCCCATAGTGATTGGCCGCGACCACGTGACCAACCGAACCATCTCCAAAGTCGCCTTGCCCAAGCTATTGGCGAAGTCATCGGCATTCTTCTTCGCCTGGCCCATCGTTTGGGCGAGCTTGTTGGCTGCCGTCAATGAGCCCTGGAAGCCTGGCCGCGCGCCAAAACTGGCGCCACCGCCTCCGCCACGAACAGACGAGATCGACGTGAATGCCGGAGTGCGTTCTCGCCGGCGAACCGGCGCGTCCTGTGGCCTGCGCTCTTGAAATGGATTGGTGCCAGGATAGAAGTACGATCCGCCGCGACCACCGCCAGGAATGCCGTACCCCATCGTGGTATCTTCGGCCGAAGACCCAAAGCTCGGCATAGGGCCGGCTCGACTCGGGATGCCAGTGGCCGATGGCGTGCCCCCGGTCGGAATCCCTACGGGAGCTAGTCCGCGACCAGCAGCTCCGCCACCCCCAATTCCAGCCGGACCGCCGATGCCTTGCGGACCTTGTACGCGGACGACAAGGGTTACCTCGCGAACTGCACCAGATCCACCTCCTGAAGACATCCAACTATCCTTTCCTGGCCATGGACTTCGCCATGTTCGCCATCTGGGCAGCCGACTGCTGCATGGCCGCGATGTTTAGCTGCTGGTTTCGGTCGATCTTCTCGACCTCCTTCTCGACCATCTGCAGTATGGCAGCGTGCCTCTTGACCAAGGGGTCGTCCGGGAATTGGCCAGTCGCCCTGCATTCCAAGTAGTGCTGCACGCATTCCCTGTTCGCGATAGTAAGAGTCGTCTGCTTGTCTGGACCTTGCTTAGGGCATTTGCCACATGGCGGTGGCACGTCTGTCGGCCGCCTGGCTGGCTTGCCCCTCCACTTTTGGATTTCCCCAGTGTCGATGTTGTAAAGGAACCGAAAGCAGTCGTTGCAGTCCAGCTGGTCTATCTCGGGACGAGCCCATGCGAGCATCGCCCCGACCATCAGTTTTTTTCGAGAGCCTCCTGCGGAGTCAGGTCCGAACGCTGGATCACTTCCTCGTTTTCGACCTGTTTTCGCATCTCGTACGGATCCTTCCTTGGGTCGATGTCTCCGCCGTCCGTATTGCACACCAGATTCCACGTTCGGGCGAACAGCGTATTCGGCATGTGCATCAGCTCGTCCACTTTCGTGTGGTCGATCAGCTCGCCCGTGCGTGGATGCCTCACATCCCAGTTCACCACCTGCTTACCGATCCATTTGGCCGCTACCCAGGCTCGCCGCTCCCAATCATCACCCGCTTGGCTGAGGTCTCTGTTGACCGCTGCGTGCTGCATGACCGACAGCGGCCGAAACGATCCGCGAACCTCGCCATGGATTCCGTCCGCCTTTGCGAAATAGAACTCCTGGGTGTACCCATCAGGGATGTAGCAAGCCGTTTCTTGTCCATTACTCGGCATCGTGGTTCTTCCTTTCGTGGTTATGCCGTGGAGTCATTCGTAACGACCAGCTCCAAGGTCGCTCCGCTAGACCGTGCCATGTAATCATTCCTCAGCACGATCTCACTCTTGCCGCCGACCACCGGCGACTGATCTGGTCCCTTGAGGCTCGCGAAGTCAAACCTCAGAGACATGTTGCCATTGGTAAACTTGACAAAGGCCGGCCCTTTGTCGTCCGTCTGCAAATGCAGGGCTGCGTTGGACGCGTCAAATGGGGTCGTGCAACTGACCGCCACGATTCGGTCTTGTGGCGTGATTGACGTAACGGTCGGGCAGTTCACGAACCGCGCGTCCATGACGTTATCAATCGAGATTGCCAGGTCGAAGATTTCACGAGCGGTCCCGCTTGGTAGTTGCACGTTGCCGCATGAATCGTGGAACACGTATGGGTAGGCATTCGCGGCGGTCGACAACGACGGCCCATTGGTCGGAGTGGCTACGGCCTGGTACTCCTCCCCACCCAATAACGTCAGTGTCATTTCGAGGAACCCATTGGGCTGGGAACGAAACTCGGCCCGACTCACCTTGCAATGGGTGTATTCAAAATTCTCCTGGTCTCGGGTGACCAGCACCGAGAACTCGTCAAACGTGTCGCCCAGGCTGAACGTGTCCGCCACTTCGGCCGTCCCGAGTATGCGCGGCAGCCAGGCATCGAGATCAGCCGGCGAGGGATGCATGACAATCGTCCCCTGCACCGCGCGTACGCCAAGCCTGGTCCGCTCCTTGGGCATGGACCGCGTGCCACGAATCCCGCCTGTGTCCAGCACCTGGCGAGTCATGCCCAAGTCCTCGCTCAGGAACTCGTAGGTTTCAGCGGTGCTGTCGTACAACTGCTGGCCGCTGCCCGTTTTGACGTAGAGTCTGCTGTAGACACCTTGGGATGCATCTGAAGACATGTGATTTGCTCCTATAGTTTCCTGACGATGGCCTCAGCCAGCTTCTCTGACAACTCCCTGACGTCACCGCCAGTTACACCCAAGAACGGACGCGCCGGCACTTGCGTATTTGACCGGACATTCCTGAATCCAGTCATGTGGTACTTGGCATAGGGCACCGATGTCCCAAAGACCAACTCCCGATGACGGACGCGGCGAATCGCACCTGGACCGCGTTGACCCAAGCTGTTGTACAGCCGACCGCTATCGTGCAGGATTCGGTCGAACCCCTTCTTTGCGATGGTATAGGGCGAGAGCGATCGCCATGGTTCGCCACTCGGCGCCATCTCGGACGCGAAGTAACGCGCATGCATCTGCTCCAAGTCCTTGAGCATGTCGCCCAAGAACTCATGCCACGGCATCCGGTTGACGTCCTTGACGATCTGGTTCACCGCAACCGCAATCCCTCGCTGAATCTCAGCGGGAGATGTGTTGTTGATCGGGATCATCATCGACCTAGCCACGTTCTTCCCTCGTCCAGCAGCGGATCACCAATACACTGATCCAGATGTTTGCCTCCAGCCAATCCGTGTCGCGAATGATCTCTCCCGGTTCGATCGTGCAACGAAACACATCGGGATATCCGTCCGTGAGCTTCAGTCGCTGATTGATGAAGGCCTTCCTGATTCGCTCGCGCCAATGGAGCTTCTCATCAAACCGATGGTCCTGGTCCTGGGTGCCATCGTCCGCGTCCACAGGCAAGCCGGTCTGCGTGTCTTGCCGGTCGCTGTCCATCATCAAAACCGTGACCGGATACCCCACGTCGTCACGGCATGTCGTCCCCTCGTTCACCAGAATGGTCTCGACTGGCGCCGGCATGATCTGAATGCCGGGCAGGCCTGGTTCGATCGTCTCGCGAAAATGCTCCGTCTTAACGACCTGCACGTTAGCGTCCGGGATCGCGGTAAGATTCAGGTCAAGGATCCTTGTCTTGACCGCGTTGAGAATCGCAAAGTAGGTGGAGTCGGCCATTACACTTGCTCCCTCCACGTAATCGACCCCTGGACATTGATGTTGTTGGTGATCGGAGTCACCGCCAGCACCAACACATCACGCGTACCGTCGATCTTCGCCCCTAACGCGGCCTCGCTTTGCGGAATGTCTGAAGCAGGTTGAGCTGACGCAAAATAGCCCGCATCGATTTGAGTGCCTCCTGTAATCGTCTGAGCTTTAGCTCCTGGGGCTACCTGCACTGCGGAGTTTGCCACATCCGCGAAGACGGGACTGCCGGCGTTGGTCGGATTTAGCAATAAAGACCACCTGGCAATGTCATTTGCCGTCGCGGCAGCTACTGAGAACCGGGCCGGCTGGATTGTCACATCAAGGTGCGTTGATTTCAGCCGCCCCGAGGCCAACGCATAGGTGGTCCCTGCGCTGAGGGTAGTAAGGGTCGGGCTTGTGTAGCTGCGGATAATCCCCGTGGGTTGCAGACCCGCCTCAGTCATGACGCATGAACAGATGTGGTAAAAACCATCCGCAGCACCCGTGCCGTCGTTTTCGATGGAATACCGAATCGGCAGGTTCGGCGTCGACATGTAGACGGTCGACAAGTTGTTCGCGTTGAGGAATTGGTGGCAGTAGTAGATCACCCCGTCAATGTCGAATCCCATCCGGACGCGACCTACCCCGAGCCACTGAAAGTCGATGATCCCAATCTGAGCCTTCGTGAAATCCAGCGTCTTGCCCGAGGGGCCTGTGCCGTCCATGGGGTCGATGTTCCAGCTGGCCTGCGCCACAGCGTTATCAACTGGCGAGCCACTGGTCGACGTGCGACGGACCACCTTGACCGTCCCCTCCGCCGACTCAAAGAACAGACCATTGTTGTCATCAAAGAAACCCGCCCGCTTCGTGATCCCCGTCGACGTATCAAACTCGGTCCAGGTAACTGCGATGAGCTGCGATTTGCCGGGCTGGTACTCAAAGCGACGGAACGTCTGCCGCACCCGTTTGCCCGCCGTCGTGTTGCCCACCGTCATGTTGACGGCAGCCAAGTCGGTGCTGTGAGACGAGCCGGTGCCTGAACCGGACACTTCGGCGTCGTCAAAGAAAAACGGTGAATTGTCATGCAGCTGCTTGGAAGCCAGTAGCGAGGTAACCTCCGCCACCCGCAAGCGACTGAAGGCCCCCACCGCAGCCGAGTCAGCAGTCGTGATTTCCACTTGGCGAAGGTACGTCATATCACCACCCAATTCGTTCCATCCGACTGCACGGTCCAGCACTCGTACTGCAGGGAGATTGTTATCAGCGAATTGCCGTCGATCGTCTCACTCCCGTTCGGATCGATGTAGGCGACGTTGGCCGATGAGTCGATCTTCTTGATGTTGTAGATGCGGGTATTGTTGTCGGCTGCCGCCGGCAAGGTCGCTGTCACGTTTCCGGAACTGCAATCGACTAGCACCGTGTAGTCGGTTCCGTCCAATGTCCTGTCGGCCGTAATCGTCCTGACGGTGCCTTTAATCTCTTGCAGCCGCTGCGACTCATCAACTATCAGGAAGATAATGCCCTCGGTCGCGTGCGAGCGAACCACCCAGCCCAGGCAGACACAGTGGGCAGGAGGCTCGACCGGTGTGTCGGTGATTTCGCCGGCGGTTTGGGAGAGGTAGGCTTTCGACCCTTCGGCGATCGCACTTGTATCGATCCCTCTGACCAGACCGTGTAGCGTGATGTAGCCGTTGTCGTTGTTGTCGATATCCTCCGTCGCCATGCCGACCGTGTCATGGGCCGTATCGTTGTCCGCGTCCGCCAGCTGAATGGTCGGCTTGTTGCCCGAGGCTCCGTCCACATACACGACCGACCCATTCGTGATCTGGGCGCCGGATTCATTCCTCGCCCGTATGATCATCTCTTGCCCAAGCTGCAGGTTCACGTTCCCGCCCGGCATACCCAGGTTCAGCGTGCCGTCGTCCGTGTTCCAGAACATGCGACCTTCGGCAACTGTCTGCGTAGGGGTCAAGTCCCACTGGATCGACTGAATGCCCAGCCGCTTGTTGACATCGTCGTAGCTGAGATTGTCGTAGTCTTCAGCCAGTACGGCCGTGGCCCCTACGTACAGCACGGCACCATATGTGCCGCCGGCCACCGGCATGTCGATGCCCGTGACCCCCGTCTTGAACACGCTGATGGTCTTGTTGGTCGAGACGTCGACACTCTTGCCATCGTTGACGATGGTGATCGTGTACTTCGGGGTCTCAACCACGCGAACGGTCATGCGATGTCCTTCTTCAGTGTCACTTCGCCATACAGGATCGTCTCGATTTTCCCGAGCAGCGTAAGTTGCGCGTCGTAGTACGCGGTGGTGAAGTCCAACGCGGCGGTCGAGGCCGCCGGCACGTTAAAGGTCCATGTCCCGTTCGCAGTCAATGCGATGGTGTTGTTGCTCGAATCCGCCGTCAGCAAGTCGGTGCCCGAGCCATCCTCCGCCGAGTTGATTACCATGCGAGCTGCGGCCGTCGAGAGATCAACGAGATTGCCGCTACTGTCCTTGATGGTCCAAACATCGGTGAAGTCATCACCGCGAACGAGGAGGAAGTTGTATCTCGCGGGATTGCTCATGTAAGACCCTGTGTTTCCACTTCGAACGGACCCATGTTGTCGCCGGCGGTCTGGTCCAGCGTCGACGAAGCCAGGAGCTTCTGAATGGCCAGCAGCTCCTCATAGAGCCCCTTCTTGTATTGGATGTGCCGATCGGTGTTTTGGACTGCCTCCAGCTCCTCACCGATGGTGTTCATCCGGGCGATCAAACTGTCCCTGATTCCCATCCTCTACTCCTCCTTCGTGATGTGGCGGGGGACGAAGTCTGGCTAGTTCGCCCCCCGCCGTCACGACGCGGGCCTCACGCAATTGTGCTTGCGGCCTCCCCACTCTTGACCATCTGCTCAACGTCCTCGAATTGCTCCTGTTGGATCGCATCGAGGGTCCGCTCGCCCACACCTCGCGGATGCAGGCACTCAACAGCGTCCGCTGCCGCCGGGTGATCGCTCGGCAACTCGACGGCCCGCACCCGGTAGCGATACGTCTGACCAGTCAGGCCGTGCCAGCAGAAGAACTGCCGCGCGGCCTCCAACGCATCGTGGCAGTGGAATACCTGGTCCTTGTGCGCGCGTGGTCCTGCTATCTGCCGCACCGCCCAGTAGCGCTTGGGAAGGGCCTTCTTCCGAGCTTTGCCTTCCCGTTCGGCAAACAGCTGATTCAACGAGGGGTGCTTCGACCCCGACTCTCTTTTGGCGGGCATGGCTCGCCTCCTGGCGGTGACGCAAAGTGAAAACCGGGGAAGTCGCCACACCGCAATGGCCGACCCGGTGACGATGCTAAGTCCTTATGCCATAAGGCCTACCCAATTATTACAACCTGCAACGTTTCATCCCGCTGCCGGGGGGGTCGCACGGAAGGCGACGGGGACGCAGCCAAGAATCCCCGCCGCCCCCGGCGAACCACGATCTCCGCTACGCCGCGCCTGTCGAACGGACCACGTGTCGCGGGTTCACGACGGCAGGAACGCCAAACTCGCTGACCTTCCAGGCTCGCACGATGTCGTTCTGGAACTCCCACTCGCTGCTGCTGGGCAGCTGCACGGTCGAGAGCGGCCAGACCTGCATGTAGGCGAAGGCCTTCCTGAAATCGCCAACCCACCAGTACGTGGCACTCAGCGAACCTGCGACCGCACGAATGCTGACCCAGGGGTTGCTGAGGATTTCCATACCGGTCGACTGAGCGCCAGCACTGCCTGGAGTCGCTAGCGGATTGGCACTCAACGTCTCCAGATTGGCCGTGGACGTTCGAATCTGAGTCGCGTTCAGGACGCGGCGACCTGTGTACAGCAACGCGGTGGGCAAGATGAGCTGAGTCACCGTGTTGACCACCGGCTCACCCGTGTTCGGATCAGTGATGGCATCGAAGGCCAGCATCGCCGCCTCGATATCCGTGTAATCCGTCAGGGCATTGGTGATCTGGTTGTCGAAGTTGGCCGGAGCCGTGGTGGAATCGTGGTAGGTCGCCGTGGCAACCGAACCGTTGTACTTCCACGTGGTATCGACACCCAGCACCGTATCGAGGATCCGCTTCTCCTTGTTGATCCTCATCGACGTGGTGATGGTCGCGGCTTGCTGGAGCAGTCGAGCCGTCCGGTCGGCAATGATGACCTCGCGGGTCAGCGGGATAATGTGCCCGCGCTTCACCGGCCGTGGAGTCTCGACGTACTCTTCAGTCACACCACTCAACGGATAGGGCTGGGCCTCGCCAACCGCCTCGGCATCGTCCGCGACGTTGGAGATACCGGCCATCTTCTCGCCATCGAGGAATGACGTCGGGATGGTCTCGACCAACATGTCACCGATGAAGGCCGGGTTGTTCCACGCGTCCAGAATCTTGTTGTAGATGATCTGGCCAGTGATGTTGCTGAACGCGGCGGTCGTCACCGCGCCCACACCAGCTTCCTCCAGCTCACTCACAGCCAAGCCGCCTTCAGGCTTCCACGTCTCCATGATCGCCCGTCCGCACGCATCGCCCTTGTCATCCCGCACGAATGTCTCAAAGAGCCCTCGAATGGAGAAGTCCAAAGGCTGGACCGTTCCCTTCTCAAGGTCCGTCGCAACGTCCGCCCAGAACTTCTGCTCGTCCGTCCGACTTCCTCGGGCCGCCTCGTACAGTCGTGCATACTGCCTCGTGATACGATTCATCAAAATTCCTCCTTCGCTTTTGTGATGACCGTACAAGCCGGCCAACTGAAAGAACTAACAGCTCCGTGGACTAGTCAGTCGACGTGCCGGTCACCGGAAACGATTTACGGGTTTGCCACGCACCGAGGTAATCGACCGTGAGTACCTCGTTGGACGCGCCAGTCGCCTTGATACCCGCGAACAGGCTGAGCGAGTTGGTGCTGGCAGCAGGCTCGGTGTACGTCATCTTGTGCTTGATGAGGTTGCCGTTGCTGTCCTTCAGCTGCTTCCAGTTCTGACCACCGTCCGCGTCGGCGTAGAAGCAAACTCGCTTCTCGGTCGCACTCAGCGGCTCGATCGTGATCATCATGGAGTACCAATTCGCATCCACCGTGATCTCGGTGGACGAGGCCTGTCGCGTCCCGATAGCAGTGCTGTCAGAAACGACGCCGAGGTTTTGCGCATTGGTCGCACCGCTGTTCATGGTCATGACGCAGCAGTTGCTGGTTGCCGGGCCGCCCTCGTTGTCGACCAAGGCATTGGCCGTGGGATTGGCCATCAAGCCCCAGATCGTGGCCGCAGCATTCGCGGCGCTCAGGGTGACCTTTTGCCGGATAACCGCGACCAAAGGCATGTCGTTCTTGATGGAAAAGACCGGGTTGGTCGTCCGAACGTAAGCCTCCGTGTTGTCCGTCGAGGCTTGCAGCTGGA